ACTCCCACCGGCTCCATTGATATTTTGCATTCTTTCGCAAACCTTTCTAAAACGTTGATAAATCAGCGTTTTTATTTTTATCTTTTTTATTATTTAGCATTCTTTTTTAAAAAAAGGATACAACAAAGGATACAACGTTTTGTCGTATCCTAGAAATCAATATAATTCGCAAAGCGTTCTCCGATGTCGTCCTTTGCTTGCTTGGTTATGTGTGTGTATACGTTCATAGTCGTTTTAAGGTCTGAGTGACCGAGCCTATACTGGACTTGTTTCAAGGTCATTCCAGCATCAAAGCAAAGACTGGCGTGCGTGTGCCTGAATCCGTGGATTTTAATTGGTCGTAAGTCGCTATCTTTTAAAATGCTAAGCAGCCATTTTCTTGGCAGACTAGCAGGCATTGGCTTGCCAAACTCAGTTTCGAAAATGTATCTTGTATCTGGATTGTGTTCTCTCCATTCTTGCAAGATACTTTTTGTTTTTTCGTCAAGGCTGATTAGTCGCTTGCTGCTTACTGTTTTTGTACGACCTATTTTCTCGCCCTCAAATCCTCGTGTAATGGCTTTGTTTATGTTCAGAGTGTTATCGGTCCAGTCATCCCATTCAAGGGCTAAAATCTCCCCTTTTCGTGCTCCTGTGAAGGCTAAAATACGAAAGAGGACTATCTTTTCCAAATCTTCGGTCTGTGCTACTAATTTTAAGAAAGTTTGAAGCTCGTCTTTATTGTAAAAGTCGCTCTTTTCGTCTGATTTCTTCCTGATAGTTGTAACCACGCTATCGACTGGATTTGTATCTAAGTATTCGTGCCTTATCGCATACTTAAAGATATTGTTCATAAGACCCTTTAACTTTCGCCCGTATACTAATTTTCTCGACCATTCGTTGGCTTGCTCTTGCATTTGGAGAGGCGTGATAGAAGCTATCTTCCTATCCCCTAAAACTGGGTAGATATGGTTTTCGAAATTCCTTGAAGTCTTTAGATAGGTGCTTTCTTGCACGGTCTCTTTGTATTCTTCAAGCCATTTTTCAGCTATCTCTCTCACAGTTATATTCTTCTTGATCTGCTCAATGTTATCTAAATCGCTTTGTAGTTGCAAGAGTGCTGCCCGTGCTTTTGCCTTGGTTTCAAATCCTTTTTTCCTGGCATATTTGCTTTTGCCGTTCTTTTTGCCGAGATAAACCGTAAAACCGTAAGCTGTATCTCCGTTTTTCTTTTTGTAAGACTTGATTTCCATTGATTTTTACCTCATTTCTTGATAAAATGAGTATAAGAAAACGACCCTTTGAATGGTTATTTCTTATACACGATTTCCCCACACTCAGAAGTTGGCCGACCGAGAGTGTGGGGATTTTTTTAATTAAACCATAATTTTTCCGTTTGCGTCAGGTGTCTTAAACAAAGCCAGAACTCCTTGGAAGAATCCAAGAATGATAGAAATACCAGTTACGAATAGAAGCAAGTAAAAAATCCCTTTACTATTATATCCAGCATAAAAATGGTGAGCGCCAAATCCACCGAAGAATATAGCCAATAATACATACACCCATTTATTTACATAATGCAGACCTACTGCAGTCGTTTGCGTATTTACCACTTGAGATTGATTTTGGATAGCGTTGTTTTCGTTGACGATATTGATGTTGATTTTATCATCTTTCTTCTGTTCTGTTTTAATAACGATTATTTCATCGTCAACTTTGTGGATTTCAACCTCATCCCCTAATTGCGGAACAAAGTTTAACTCAGATGGATTTACTTTGATGTATTCTTCATTATGTGCGATTGTAACTTCTGCGCCAGTTACTTTAACGATTTTAGCCATTATTTTATATTCCTTTCTTAATTCTGCTAAATTTTTTAAACCTTATAAATATCTACGACTGTATTTTAAGTAATTTCTTGTAATTCTCTTTGAAATTGTTGCAAAGTCATAATGGTCCATCCCTCGTCTTTTTTGTATCCTTGAACGATATTGAGAGCATAATATTCTTGACAATTGCAATTATACATTAGAAAGTTCATCAAACGATTATGCAATGCAGGCTTTGACATTTGACTACGTTCAATAAGTTGTTTGAATGTCAAGCCAGATTTTATGTACTCAAGTAACTTATAATCATTGAGAAACAAAATTGATGCAATGGTATTTGCTTCGTCCTCTAATGGGACAATCTCAGTTGGATAGGAATCGCTATAGTTTGACGAAGTCTTAGAAACTAGAACTTTATCATAAACAGAATTAATAAGATGATAGTATATATGGACTAATTCGTGAAGGATTGTAAACATAACCCTACCCTTAATCACATCTTGGTTGATGTAAACAACAAAACGATTCTTTTGAAAATCAGGAATCGTCATTCCAGAACAAACATTACAAAAGCTGAAATCAACCAACAAGAGAGAATTATTTGAAGTTAAATTATACTTAAGTTCTTGTTTTTTATTTGGAAACCAATTGTACATTAAATCCGCTTCAAAATAGACAAATAAAATATTAAACTTAGTTTCAAAGAATTCAATAATTAGGTCGAAAGTTATTTGAGAAATATGGATACTGAAATGGTCAGATATATCCATAAGTAGTTGATTTGCATTTCTGTGATATTGTAAGTAAGTTTCTTTTGATGGTCTTGTAAATCGTTTCAAATAATCACCTACTTCCAGAAAGAATCATCTTTGACAAGATCACGAGCATTTTTCATCATGTTAATGAGAGCTATGTTAAAGCGCTCTTTTTCATCATCTGACATATCCTCAGTTTCTTTTCTAAACGTTATTAGAGCTTGAAGTTCTTGAGTGTTCATCAAATTGTCATTCGGTGAGTAAGGATTTTTCGTCCTACCCAATAAATAATCGACTGATACGTTAAAGTAATCAGCAACTTTTTCAATTTTATCGCCACTAGGAGTTGAAGTATCCCATTTCCTGAGACTGCCATTGCTGAAGTCTAAATTCCTCTCCAATTCGGCAAGAGTAACTTTTCTTTCGTTAGCTAACGAACGTATTCTATCTAAAATAGTCATGTGTAAAAACCTCCAAAAATAAGGCTTTACAAAATAATGTAAAATTTTCTATCAAAACTGTTGACAAATAGAAAATTTTCCGTTATACTTATTTTGTAAGCTAGTTGACCAGCTAACATAAATACAAATAAAATAATCCGCCAAGATTTTTGTTATATCTGTTTTTATGATATAGCTGTATTTCTTATACCCTAATAATAGACTATTTTCTATTAAAAGTCAACAAATAACGCTTATTTTCTTATAAAATTTTCTAACGAAAGGAGGTACTATAAGTGATTTATGACAAAATAAAGGAAATTGCTTCAGAGAAAGGGATTTCGATTTATAAAATTGAGAAAGATCTCGATTTAGGCAACGGAGCAATTAGCAAATGGAACATCAGTTCGCCATCTGCCATTACTCTAAAATCAATTGCAAATTATTTAAATGTTCGTCTTGAACAGTTATTGGAGGAATAACATGGAATTAACTATTATTAACGAGCAGGAAGTTCTCGGTAAACACTTCACGGTATACGGTACAGCAGATGAACCATTGTTTGTCGCAAAGGATGTAGCTGAATGGATTGAGCATAGCAATCCTACGGAAATGTTAAAGTCAGTAGATGAAGATGAAAAGCTGACCTCAACAATCCTTAGGGCAGGTCAAATAAGAGAAGTAAATCTCTTGACAGAAAACGGTCTCTACGAAGTTCTCATGCAATCACGTAAACCACTGGCGAAAGAGTTCAAGAAAAAAGTAAAAGAAATCTTGAAATCTATTCGTAAACATGGCTTGTACGCTATTGATGATCTACTGGAGAATCCAGACATGGCAATCGCAGCACTTCAAAAACTCAAGGAAGAACGTCAATTACGTTTGCAAGCCCAAGAGGAGATAGCTCAAAAGAATCAGATTATCCAAGAATTACAACCGAAAGCCACATATTACGACTTAGTATTGCAAAATAAATCACTTGTACCGATTTCAGTAATCGCTAAAGATTACGGGATGAGCGCTACGAAGCTGAATAAAATCTTGCATGAACTTAAAGTACAGTACAAGCAAGGTAGCACTTGGCTTTTGTATCAGAAGTACGCAGGCAAAGGCTACACTCAGTCAAAAACTCATACAATTGATGCAGATTATAGCAAGATGCATACTTACTGGACTCAAAAAGGACGATTGTTTCTTTATGATCTCCTTAAAAATAAAAAAGGAATTTTGCCATTAATTGAGCAACAAGATGTGGCTTAATTCACAGAAAAAAGCACCTAACAAAGTCAGGCGCTTACTTAAATATTCACTTACAGTATATTACAGAAAGAGAGGAAATAGCAAATGGCTTTGGAATTATTCGGTGAAGATTTCAAAAATGAACTATTTCAGGACCTTGTGAAGCTTAACATCGAAGCTTTGAAAGAGGCTAAAAGACAAGTCTCAAGACAAATCAGCATGGTGCCAATCAAGGAAGTCATGCAGGCTACTGGTTGGGGCAGAAAGCGAATAGAGGACTTTCGAGACCAAGGCAAGTTCAGCTATCAACAAAATGTAAAAGGTGGCAAGTGCTTGTACGACCTGAACGATGTACTACGATTTCAAAGTCAGTTAGCAAAGAGAGGATAGCATGAACCTACTAGCAAAAATTATGAACTACTTTTCGGAAAAAGTCGAAGAAACTAATCTTGACTGGAAGGTAGTCGCTTTGGATTTGAACCAGGCGCTAATTGAAACACAAGAAAAACTTCAAAAAGCGAATCAAGAAATTTACGATTTGAAGAAAACAATTGAAATTTTAAAGGAGAATGCAAAATGATTGAACCGTCATTAACCAGTCAGCTCTTGGGGGTTGGCACACTACTAATCGGATTTCTCGGCGCAGGTATCCATACGCACAACATCGACTTGAAGAAAGCCGAAGAAAAGAAAGCGCAGTTGCTACGTGATGCAGACATCATTCGAGCAAGTCAAGAAGCCTTTGCGAAAGGTCGTGAAGCCGAACGCAGAGAAATTCGCGAGAATATCCGCAGACCATTTCCAGGCTTCACATTCGATAACGAAAAGCCAGAGGGTTTGAAGCCAGAATTGATTGGCTTGCCTGCACCAAAATAAAAAAGGAGTAACAAATGGTAACAATTAACAAACTAGAAATCGAAAATGTCAAGCGCGTTAAAGTGGTTAAACTAGAGCCATCTACAACTGGCCTGACAATTGTTGGCGGAAATAACAACCAAGGGAAAACAAGCGTGCTAGATGCGATTGCTTGGGCGTTGGGTGGTAACAAGTACAAGCCTAGTCAAGCTCAGAGAGAAGGCAGTACAATCCCGCCTAGCTTAAAAATCACGCTGTCAAATGGCCTGATTGTGGAGCGTAGTGGTAAGAACAGCACTCTCAAAGTGATTGACCCTAGTGGTAACAAGGCTGGTCAAAACTTGCTTGATAGCTTCGTGGAAGAGCTGGCTATCAACTTGCCAAAATTCATGGAACAGACCAGCAAAGAGAAAGCGAAAACTCTGCTACAAATCATCGGAGTCGGTCCACAGTTGGCTGAACTTGAAATGCAAGAGAAAGCTAAGTACGACGAACGCCATGCGATCGGTGTGATTGCTGATCAGAAGGAAAAGTTTGCGAAAGAACAACCGTACTATCCAGATGCACCGAAAGAGCTGGTATCTATCTCTGAACTTATCCAACAGCAGCAAGCTATTCTTGCTAAGAATGGTGAGAACGCCCGTAAGCGCCAGAATGTGGTAGCTATCCAAAATCAACACGATTCAGCAGTTGCAGAAGTTGAACGACTGGAGCAATTGCTGGCTGATGCGAGAACAAAAGAAGAGCAATTGGCTCAGGACTTGGCTATTGCAAATACTGACGCAATGGATCTTATCGATGAGTCGACTGAAGAAATCGAAAGCAACATCGCAGAGATTGACGAAATCAATCGTAAAGTGCGTGCAAATTTGGACAAAGACAAGGCGGAAGAAGATGCAAAGGGTTATCGAGAGCAGTACAAGGAACTGGACAATGTGATTGCTGACATCCGCAAGCAGAAGACGGATCTGCTCACAAACGCAGACTTGCCGTTGCCTGGTTTATCTGTTGACGATGGTGAATTGCTCTACCTCGGTCAACGCTGGGACAACATGTCAGGTAGCCAACAATTACAAGTTGCTACTGCAATTGTGCGAAAATTGAAGCCAGAATGTGGTTTTGTGCTGATTGATAAGCTGGAGCAAATGGATCAACTAACTCTACACGAATTTGGAGCATGGCTTGAACAAGAAGGACTGCAAGCAATCGCGACTCGTGTATCAACTGGAGATGAATGTAGCATCCTGATTGAAGACGGGTATAGCGTTAAGCCAGAGGTGGCACAAGCACCTAAAACATGGCAAGGAGGTTTTTAAAACATGCAAATTACAAGAGGAAAACGAGCGCGGGCTCAAAAAGTAGTTATCTACGGCCCTGAAGGAATTGGGAAATCTAGCTTTGCTAGTCAATTCCCAGACCCAGTATTTATCGATACGGAAGGTTCGACAGATAACATGGATGTGGCACGATTAGACAAGCCAACAAGTTGGACCATGCTCATCAATGAGATTGCTTTTATCAAAGCAAATCCGACTGAGTGCGGAACACTCGTCATCGATACGATAGACTGGGCAGAAGCTTTGGCAGTTAATTACATCTGTTCGCAACATGGTAAGCAAGGTATTGAAGATTTTGGCTGGGGAAAGGGGTACACTTATGTCCAGGAAGAAATGGGGCGTTTCTTGAATAGCTTGTCTGATTTGGGTGATATGGGTATCAACGTGGTGTTGACTGCGCACGCTCAAATCAAGAAATTTGAACAACCAGACGAAATGGGGTCTTATGACCGCTACGAATTGAAGCTTGGGCAAAAGACTGGCTCTAAAACGGCACCACTCGTCAAGGAATGGGCAGACATGGTCTTGTTTGCCAACTACAAGACCTTAGTCATGACGACTGACAACGGCAAGAAGAAAGCCCAAGGCGGTGAACGTGTAATGTATACCAATCACCGACCGGCTTGGGATGCCAAAAATCGCCATGGATTGCCAGATGAATTGCCATTCAATTACGCAGGAATCGCTCATATCTTTGCGAATCAGCAAGTACAAGCGCCTGCGCCACAACCCCAAGTGGTCGCTCCAGAACCTCAGCAAACGGCACAACAAGCCCCTGATCAGGTTCAAGAGGAATTGTCGCAGGTAGCTGAAAAACCTCAAAATGAAGCTCCTAGCACGCCGCAGACACCACCTGCGCAATATCATGCAAGTCTGCCAAAGAGTTTGACAGACCTCATGACGCAAGGAAATGTGACAGAAGAAGAACTTCAAAAAGTAGCTTACATCCGCGGGCACTTCCCGTTAGGAACGCCAATCGAAAACTTCCCTCCTGATTATTGGGAAATGATTGTGGCACACTGGCAGGCGACTATGGAAGTTATTCAAAATCAGGTTCGAGCAGATCCCGAATTGCCCTTTACGGTGTAAATTTTGGGAATTAGAAATCATAGCAAAATACAATAAAAATTTTAGAAAATAGAGGAAAATCAACATGACACAACAACAATACAACAACTTTGAACGCGAAATTGGATGGGAAGACACAATTGAAAAAGACTCGGATTTTGTCCTTTTGCCTGACGGATTGTACTTTTTCACAGTCGTTGGAATGGAACGTACACGCCACACACCGAATCCACAAAATCCCGGCAAATTGCCAGCGTGTAACAAGGCTATCGTCAGCATCAAAATCGTGGCAAACGAAGGTGAAACTGAATTGCGACACAACCTATTCTTGCACAGCTCAACCGAAGGAATGCTATCTGCTTTCTTTGCTGCAATTGGCCAAAAGAAAAAAGGCGAACCGCTTCGCATGAACTGGAATACCATCATCGGCGCAACTGGTGTATGTAAAGTCGGAACTCGACAATACAATAACAATAATTACAACGAAGTCAAATCCATGCTCTACCCTGAAGACGTGGATTATACAAAAGTGTTGAACCAACAACCAGGACAAGTTACACAAGCAAGCTACCAACAACCGCAACAGCCGAATTTTGCACAACAGCCACAAGCACAAGCTGGATACCAAGCTGGGCAGTTCTAGGAGGTAAGGGATGCAATTAAGACCTTATCAACAGGAAGCACGGGAAGCTGTACAGGCTGAATGGGCTAAAGGTCGCAAGCGCACGCTCTTAGTATTGCCAACAGGATGTGGGAAGACGATTGTTTTTTCCAAAATTATTGAAGACCAAGTGAAAGAGGGCAAGCGTGTGCTTGTCCTTGCTCATAGGTCAGAGCTTTTAGAGCAGGCTAGTGACAAGCTTAAGACTGCGACAGGTCTCGGCACGGCTTTAGAGAAAGCAGAGAATACTTCTATCGGTTCATGGTATCGAGTAGTCGTCGGATCGGTCCAAACCATGCAGAGAGAGAAACGGCTTAGTCAATTCCCTCCTGATTGGTTTGATACGATTGTCGTCGATGAAGCCCACCACGCCATTTCAGACGGCTATCAGCGTGTTCTTGGATATTTTGAACAGTCGAATGTATTAGGAGTGACTGCCACACCAGACCGTGGAGATATGAAGAACCTAGGCTCTTACTTCGATAGTCTTGCTTACGAATATTCGCTGGTACAAGCTATTCAAGAAGGCTACCTATCGAAAATCAAGGCTTTAACAATTCCGCTCAGCTTGGATTTATCAAACGTCAGTATGTCAGCTGGCGATTTCAAAGCGAGCGATGTCGGAACGGCACTGGATCCATACCTGGATCAGATAGCTGACGAAATGGTCAAGCAATGCGCTGACCGCAAAACGGTCGTATTCTTGCCATTGGTAAAGACCTCGCAGAAGTTTCGAGATATTCTAAACGCAAAAGGATTTCGTGCTGCTGAAGTCAATGGAGAGTCTAAAGACCGTGCAGAAGTCTTAGAAGACTTTGAGAAAGACCGTTACAACGTGCTCTGTAACTCTATGCTCTTAACAGAGGGCTGGGATTGCCCATCAGTAGACTGCGTAGTAGTTCTAAGACCTACCAAAGTACGAGCGCTCTATTCTCAAATGGTGGGGCGTGGTACTCGCTTGCATCCAGGAAAGGAAGAATTACTCTTGTTAGACTTCCTCTGGCATACTGAACGACACGAACTATGCCGGCCAGCACACTTGATCTGCGAGACACCAGAAGTCGCTCAAAAAATGGTCGAGAATATGGAAGAACAGACAGGTGTCATGCTTGATCTTGAAGATATGGAAGTGAAGGCAACCGAGGACGTCGTCGCACAGCGTGAGGAGGCTTTGGCAAAACAATTGGAAGAAATGCGCAAGCGTAAACGCAAGTTAGTGGATCCATTGCAATTTGAAATGTCTATCCATGCTGAAGACTTGTCGAACTATGTGCCCAATTTTGGATGGGAAATGGCTCCTGCTAGCGATAAACAAATCAAAGCGCTTGAGAAGTACGGTATCTTTGCTGATGAAATCGGCAACGCTGGAAAAGCTGCATTATACTTAGACAGATTGCACAAGCGACAATCAGAAGGTTTAACGACACCAAAGCAGATTCGATTCTTAGAAGGTCGTGGCTTCAAGGATGTTGGGATGTGGCAATTTGACCACGCTAGAAATATGATTGATCGCATTGCTGCGAATGGCTGGCGATTGCCGGCAGGCGTGCGACCATCTGAATATGTACCGGGGTGATGTATGAAATCTCTTTTACGATATCCAGGGAGTAAATGGAATCTTGCTAGCAGGATTGTAGAACTATTACCTGAACACAAAACCTACCTAGAACCCTACTTTGGTAGTGGTGCGGTACTTTTTACCAAACAGCCTAGCGCGATTGAGACAGTCAACGATCTAAATGATGATGTGGTTAATCTTTTTCAGGTAATACAACAGGAACCTGAAGCGCTGGCCAAAAAAATCTTTTCGACCCCTTACAGCCGAAGGATTTATGACAATGTTTGGGAAGATCGACCAGAGAATGAAATTGATAGAGCTCTGAATTTCATCATACGTTCTGTTATGAGCCACGGCTTTCGAAATATTGAAAAATCTGGTTGGAAAATGGATATTAACGGCAAAGAACGAGCCTACGCAGTCAAACATTGGAATGATCTACCCGAGTTAGTCCAAGAAATGACATTGCGATTAAAGCAGGTTCAGATTGAATGTCGGCCAGCCATTGAACTGATAGAGAAATATAGTCGGGAAGATGTCTGCATGTATGTAGACCCTCCCTACGTCCTTAGCACAAGGACGAGAAAGCAATATTCAGTAGAAATGGATGACCGTGACCACGAAGAACTATTAGAAATGTTGAATCAGTCCAAAGCTAACGTTCTTCTAAGCGGATATGATAGCGACTTGTATAATAAACGTTTGTTAAATTGGGAAAGGGTGGAGTTCTCGGCAACTGCAGAAAAAGGGCTACCGAGAACAGAAGTTCTTTGGATGAACTATCAACCAAAGAAGCAATTATTATTATTTTAAAGGAGAAAACAGTGACAGAGAATGATTTTAACTTATTGCCGTTGCTGGATTATATCAATCCTGCCACGGTAGACTACCAGACATGGATAAATGTGGGCATGGCCTTGAAACACGAGGGCTACACGGCATCTGACTGGGATAACTGGTCGCAAAATGATAGCCGGTATAAGAAATTTGAATGCTTCAAGAAATGGGATACCTTCAACGAAGAAGCAGGAACTATCGTGACGGGTGCGACTATTACACAACTTGCAAAAGAAAATGGTTGGGTGTCGCAATCTGGCTACGATAGCGAGAATGCGCATGAGTTAGGCTGGACCGATACAATAGATCGTGATTATCGTGTTATTGATAAAGACTGGATTGAAGGAAAAGAGATTCACGAGCCGACCATTTGGAATCCTGTGCAGGAAATTATCAAGTACCTTGAAACGCTTTTTGAAGCTGGTGAAAATGTCGGTTATGTGACCAAGTGCTACCCAAAGACTGACGACGAAACTGGCGAGATTGTCAAATGGCTGCCAACACAGGGAGCTTACGACCGTACAGCTGGTGAGTTAATTCAACTCTTACAAGAATGTAATGGAGATATTGGAGCTGTCCTTGGTGACTATCACGAAGAAGCTGGCGCATGGGTTCGATTCAATCCCATGGATGGAAAGGGCGCTAAAAATGAAAACGTGACAGATTTCAGATATGCCCTGGT